AAAATATAACCAGCAAGGTCATCTTGGTGCCATCGAGTTTGAATTACTATTACTTTACCACCTGGTTGTAATCGAGTATATGCTACAGATTTATACCACTCTAATAGATTTCTTCTTTGCACTTCTGATTCAGCGTCCTCTCTTCCTTTTATAGGATCATCTATAATTAATAAATGCGCACCTCTACCTGTAATAGCTCCACCTGCACCGACCGCTGCATAAGTTCCGCCATGTATTGTATGAAATCTTTTAGCTGATGTACTATCTGATCGAAGGGCCACTTGTGGAAATACTTTGTTGTAATCATCAGATTGAAGTTGATTACGGACCTTTCGTCCAAAGTCGTCAGCTAGTTCTTGAGCATATGTAGATTGAATTACAAATTCGTTTGGATTATTACCTAGATACCACGCAGGAAAAAATTCTGAACAAAGCATAGATTTACCATGTCGAGGTGGCATAAAAACTGCCAGCCTTTTAATATCACCTTTTTCTAAACTTTCTAGATTTTTAGCAATTAATTTTATATGCGCAGGATCTTTATAACCTGGATACATATGTTTAGCATAAGCCAAAAAATTATTACGAGCTTTATAAGTAGATAGTAAATTATTTAAATGTTCTATTAATTCACCCGCACGTTTATCACGTGTCTTTTGGTATATCTGAATAGCTGACTTTAATTTCTCTTTGATTTGGACTTCTTGCATTTTGTTGACCCATTCCTAATCCACCACTTTCTTTATATAACTTAAATTTTTGTGAAAGTAAAAAAAATGGTTCTCTTTTTTTCAAGATAACTTCTTGCCAAGCTTCTGATGGTTGTCCTATTCTATCGAGAAACCATGCTAATTTTGAAGCTTCTGCTAATCTTAGATTAACCATTTCTTGATGATGTAAGTCTCCTTTTTCTTCTGGGTTACCTTCTTTGTATTTTCTAGCTCTAAATACTTCGTCATTATTGTTACCAGTAATATCTGCTCTATCATGTATTACATTAATATCTACTTCCTCCATTATATCTAACGCATAAGCAATTTCAGAGAGCCACGCATCATTTTGACCATGTAGACTAATATGATCTAAACATCTAAACCAATCTCTAGGAAAACATGGAAAGATACTATAAGGATGTCCAGTTTGTTCTTTAAACTTTAATAAACAAAACTGATCTTCAAAATCCATAATCTTATCATCCCAATTTTTCGTACACATTAAAGCATCGTCATTAAAGAACATCAACCATTTACCAGTTGAGTATTGAGCTAATGTATTATTATATCGATGTAAATTTTCGTAACCTATCGGACTAAATTGTAAAGCAATCTGATTAGGATATTTTGAATCTTTAAGATAGTTAAAACTTTCTAAGTCATCTTTATCTACACCAAATAAAAATTGTAACTTATCCGGCGTTCTTGCATTATTGATTAATGAATCTACAGCTTTTTTTAATAATGGCAATCTTTTACGAGTTGGTAAAAGTATAGATATGTTCATGGATCCACAGTACACAAATAATTATAATATGAAACAAAAATATGCCCGCCTTCCTCCCTGATACCACCAGTCTCCCGGCCGTGTATCAACTCCTATTCTTTTTCTTTTATCTCGTAAAAAAATCTATCTGTATCATCTGTTACCCAATCTTTGTTTTCGACATTCCAGTCGTTTGTTTGGACTTTGTAGTCTGGCACTTCGCTTCTCGTAGTGAACGAATTAACATTCCATAGTATCCTATTATTAGGTTGAGCAGCGAAATTACCGTTGTCAAGCTCCAATATATGAGCACATTTATGCTCCTGAGGAATCTCAGAATGATCTGTATCGAGAAGATTGGGGTCAGGGTGACACCAGTCAACAGTAAACAGATACTCACCTGTATAAAGTTTTTTATCTTTACCAAAATATTTAGCTCTTTGTCCTAATAAAAAAGAAAAATGAGTAACACTGTGATGATAATCAAAGCTATTCCACAGCTCAAGTAAGTCGTTTGGCATATCTGGCACTTCTCGCCTTTCCATCTTCGCAGAAAAGAAGGCAGCAATTGGCAACCGCCAAAAGCACGCACCGTTCGGTAACATGATATTAAAAAGGATACCACGACCCTGTATACTTGTGAGACCGAAGATAACACAATCTTCGCTTTCTCCATGATGTTTTTGTTGGTCATATAAATACTCCTTGCGTATTTGACAATATATTGGTGGAATGCTACTATTTAAAAAGGCCATTGTAAAGATATAATATAAAAAAAATTTTTTTTCTAGAGATATTTATACGCATATAAGTCATTCTACACTAACTCTAGCTCTACCTCTAAGACTAACCGCAAATCACCGTCAAACTTTATATAAATTTTATAAATTAAACTTAATACGAATTTTTAAAAAAAGTGAGAGAAAAAAAGAATAAAAAAAAACTAGCGTAAAATTAATTACGCTAGTTTTATTATTTAAATAATATTAAAGACTTTTTATTTTTTCTTCGAAGAATTTAATATTTTCGATTATCGAATTATCGACTTTATTCTTCTTAATAAATTCTTTATTCGAATTTATTAAATCTAGATATAAGTCTTTTTTATTTTTATCTAGATACGAATTAATATCGACTAATAGATTAACTTTTTTAAATCTATTATTTCTCGTAGTATCGTATTCTATATCAACTTTACGATAGTTATTATTAAACGCTTTTTCTATCGTAGTAGAAAACTTAGCGTTTTCGTAAATAATAAAAGATTTCGTCTTATCTCTTTTATTATTAAATAATCGAAATAAAACTTTTTTATCTTTAAATTCTCTAAAAGATAAAGCTATCTTATTCTCGATTATATTTTTTTTAGTAGTCATAGTCTTTCTTCTTTCTAGATTTAAAAAGATTTCTATTTATTAGAAAATTTAATTTTTAAATCTATTCGAAAATTATAAAATTTTTTTATAAAAGTAAATAATTAATTTCTGTTGTTTTCTCTTGTAGGTAGAAAGAACAAAGATAGAACACTCGTTCTCGTTTCGTTCTTCTTAAAATAAAGTAAACAAAATCGATAAAGTAAAAAATAAAAAAATAAAATCTTTTAATAAATAAAGTAACATAAGTATTATAATAAATTATTTATATCATTTTTATACGTTTTAATTCTAATCGGATTATTATTCTGTTTTTGAGGAAAAAGCTCTATCCCTCATTTTTTTATTTCACGTGATCCTTGCGGATCAGCCCTGATCAACTAGATACTAGGATCAAGCTGGATCATCTAGGTTCATGCCACAACAAGCAACAGTCGCCTGCCACAACAAGCAACCGCCGTCAGTCTAGTTTATGTTCTGATTTGATTTGTTCTAGATACTTGGCCAAAGCATCATCGTCCATGCTGTCTAGTGTTGAGTGCTGTACTTCCTTCTTTTCAACAAGGAACCCTAATAGCTGAGACTTCAACCTTATCGCATTGACTGCTGCTGTATATTGTTTCTTGCCACAAGCATCAACATACAGTTTATCTAGCTTTTCAACCTCTTTTGACACAGACTCACTGGTCAAGCGCCTAGTGTCAACACGCAATCTGTCTATATACTGGAGGATTTTATCTTTCTTTAAGTTCCGGGCAGCTTGTACGTGAGCAGAAGTTTCAGAATAACCTGCGTCAACAGCCGCTTGTCTCTTACCTTTTCCACTCGCTATACCCTCACAGAACTTTTTTTCCATAGAGGATAAGGTCGCCTCGTTTGTTTGGTGTATTTGATCTAGAGTTATCGCCATATTTATCCAATATAGCGATAACTTTTATAATGTAAATTGTTAATTAACCAACTTGTTCTTGAATAGTAATAACTTCAACATCAACTTCTTTAATATTCCCTTTGCTTACTAAACCTGCAGACATAGCAGATAGTTGCTCGTGAAATGCTTGATAGATATCATGGAAAGTTTTACCGTAACAATAAGCAGTTACAAAGATAGTAGCATCCTGGTAACCCTCTACTTTGCTGGTGTCTTTATAACGTATGACACCTTCGCATTTTTTACTCATAAGCCTCCTTAGCTTTTAATTTATTAATAATTTTAAATTAAAGAATAGATTTCATTTAAATACAATTAAAGAGTTCTAGCAACATATTTAGACCATAACTCGTTCATATTGCTGTGATCTAGTAATTTAGTGCCATGAAAATCTACTTCCCATATCTTAACCATAAGATCATTATTTTTAAAATAAACATCATACTTATATGCTAAGTCTCCATGTCGATGCGGTCCTTCTGTTAGTCTAGCACCACCTGGTCTTCCGTCTTTAGCTACATAACAAAAAGATGCAGCAAACTCGTCAGCTTCAAATCTTGGAAATTGCCATGCTGAATCTCTAGCTTTGTTTATCATTTGTAAAGCATTAGCAGGGTAACCATCGTAGTGATAGTAAACACTAAACGCACCATCTTTATCTTTAAAAGTGTAACATGCTCTAGTTGACATTTTTATCCTTTCTGAAAGATTCAGATAATCTTTCTGATGTTTTTCTTTCTTCTCTTGCCTCTAGCCAGTTTATAATTGCAAGTAAAAGAACACCTACAAAGATAATAAATAAACCAGCCAATATTAATAACTCAAACAACATATCTTTCTCCTTTTTAAAGTGATAGCCGACCCTTTCGTTTGTTACATAGACACTTATTAATGTGCCAGCCTGCTATCACACTCTTTTCTGTTACCTATAGGGTTATAGCCACAAAGAATAAACTCTGTGGCTATAATTATAGAATAAATTAAAATAATCATAGTTATACAATTATTTTAAATCGTAAGTTGCTTTAGGCGTCTTATTAGGCGCACCAGCGGCATCGATAACTTCGATTGCAATAAAACCTCTTTCTCTATCCCAATCAAGATCAATAGTCTTTCCACCAGCTTTTAAAAATTCTCTAATTTTCATGCCAGTTTTGTATAGACTAAATCTCTTGTATCCACCAGATCCTTCTCTTTTAGGATTTTTTGGAACTTTGATTTGGATTTTAGCATCTCTATCGTACTTGTATGTACCCTTAAATTGTTTAGGATCCATAGCCTTACTTTTTACTTTAGCCTTAGGTTTAACTACTTCTGACTTTCTAGTCTTAGGAGTTACCTTAGGTTTTGTAGCCAAGTTAATAGACATAACACTTTCTCCTTTCTATATTTATTTATTATATTTACTATATAAGCAACCAATTAATAAAATTAAACAAGAAAATCAACCTTGCGAGCAGCCTCGGGTATTGGCGGTATTGGCATAAAAATAGTACCAATACCAGTTAAAATAATTGGTATAATTGAATAATAATCGAAAAAGTATTGGTATTGGCTCTTTTTATATTTTTTCATTTAATTTTTTTTTAATATATTTGCTATATTAGAAAAACGTGAATAATATAATTAGCATAATTATTAAAAAAACAAAATCTTTAAATATAAATATCATGGAGATATTTTCTTTTATACTATTTTTTTTAAGGAAGTACAAGTATCGTACTATTCATTCCTATTTATTTCAAGAACAGAAAGAACACCAGAAACAGCATTTGCTACATTTGCAGTAAGAGATAATGTTTGACTTTCTTGAAGGACCAAAGGTCCATCAATCATGTTACTATGAGTGTTAGAGCTTATTTCTTCAATAGCAGTATTAAATGAGTTTGTTAGATTATTTGAAGTTAATGTTACTAAAGTGTTAGCTCCGGAGTTAGTTATTTGAACAGTCTTGATCAATGCTCTACTATCAGAGGGTGTTGTGTATATAAGATTAGCTCCAGTATTGGCTAAACTAAACATTTCATTTTTAAAGATATTAGCCATTTAATTACCTAAAAACCAAGTCTTTCTTTCTTCTTCATTAGATTGATCTTCTTGAAAAGTTGAATTTAAAATTTTAATCATATCCTGTAAATCTTCAATAAGCTGGTCAAAGTCAGTTTTATTGTAATTATTTGGTGCAGTATTTAAACGTGACGTAGGTATCTTTGCCATAGCTTACACTATTCCAAATGTTTACGAAAGTACAACAAAAACTATGTTTCTTGTTCCGTGTCTTTCTTTATATCTTGTGCAACTTCATTAATTTTTCTTTGAATTTGCACCATCTCTATTGTTACTGAGCCATTAGCTAGTAATTCAGAAGCCCACTTGGCTTCAAGGTTTCGCTTCTGGCTCAATTTTTGTTCCAGACTGCTCATGCCATTCCTCCACTGTTAGTGTGTTTATGTTATCAGGAAGATAGTTAGTCATATCTTCCCACCTAAAAGTTGTAATTGGCTCATTCCAAAGAGCCTTTACAGCTTTATCAAGGTTATCGCTTTCAACTAGGCCTTTAGCGTAGTATCCGTAGCGCCTAAATTGAAAAAACACTAACATTTATGTTAGGGCTAACACATTTTTATCGTTTTGTAAAGGTTATTTATACCACTCGGGTACTTGATTTTTCCAGGTAGCAAACTCTTTCTTATGAGCCATGTAAAAAGTTCGATAAGCATCAACAGTATCTTTTCTTTTACATTCGTCTGGCATACATTGAGGTGGTTGCGTAAAATTACCTATCTCGATATTTTTAGGAAACTGATAGATGTGCTGAATAAGTTTTTTATAAGTATCGTGGACTTTATCATATCTTTTAGTGTATTCTTTACAAAGAGCACACCACAAATGTAATAGCCACCTATAATTATCTTTATTCATTCTACACCACATAGCGCATGGATGATTGTAATATGCAGCTCGATATAGAATTTTCTCTTTCTCGTCAGGTAAAACCCAATATTTTACCATAGTTTTTCCGTTTGTGGATAATCGATTTTCCACCTCGCCATCTAAAATTCTATGAGCAGTAGAGAGCAACTGTGCGTATTCAACAATCATTTTAGTAACGTGTTTATCGCAATGATACTCGGCGCATTTATCAGTATGAAAGTCTAAATAAAAAATATTCATTTTCTTCTATTTATAATAAAATAAGCAATTAATAGACCAATTAATAAACAAACTAAATTATACCCAAACATTAATAGACCATACTCGAATGTAATCATTTTAACAATTTAGTTATTTCATCTCTTAATTCTCTTAATTTACAACGAACTTGATAATCTTTTTGAAAATAATAAGCTGGATTATTTTGATCGAAGGTCTTTGTATCTATATAAACAGCGAAGTGTTCAGCATATTTAAGTGGTAGATTTTGACCATTGCCATGATATTTACGTGTACCTCGTCCTTTTACTCTTATTTTGTATCTGTCTTTATTTAAAAATTGTCTTAATAATAGTATGAAATACCTACCATTCTGAGTGTTAGGTATTTTATAAAAATAGTGTACAAATGATTTTTGATTCTTTTTACTTCTAAATGTCATTTTATCCTTTCTAAGTCTTTTTGCGCTTGTCTTATAGTTTGATACCATTTTCGTGTATATGATATTTTATTTAATTTTCTAATCAAAGTCTTCAATTTTATTTTTCTAACCTTTCCATCACCTTTTGTGTAATAAACATTTACATCAGATACTGGCTTATCCATAACTTCTTTTGTAAAATTTCTCTTTTTTATAATCATTCTAAACTAACACATACATCCTATAAAATTACCACTACCATTATTCATCATATGAATATTCATGGATTCTACATAAGTTGTCAACTTTAATCTTAAAATATCACAAAGATCAAAACAAGATAAATCTTGCAATATTACAACATCTTCTAACATTTTTTCTGTAACTTGTATTAATTGATAAAGACCATCATTATAGATAATTATATCCATTAGAATAAGATTACACCAGTTATAAAACCTAACATAAAGAAAACTATTTCACGTCTATAATATAAAGACCATATATCGAATTTACTTTTGATTTTGCTCAAATAAGACATTACCTTTTTCGTCTGTGACTTTATAAACATTCTCTACCTCCCTGTTAAGATCATCTTTATAAAAAGTATCTGAAACTGATTCTATACCATATTCTTCGATATAGTCAGAAACAATTACTTGTGCTGTATCGTTATCTTGACAAGCTTGTATAAAAGATTCCTTGTTTGCGTTAAATTCTTTTTCATCGACTACATTTAATTCGATTTCGCAAGGAACTCTCATATTAAATTTAACTTTTAGCTTCGTCATCTTCTAATACTCCTATACATTTATTTTCTGTGTTAGGAAAACCTGTAAGTTTATCGAACATTTTATGATTGTCGTAACCTAATTCGATACAAGCATTCTCTATATCTTGATAAGTAAATAACATATTTTTAGTTACTTGTAACATTCCCGGTCTTTTTTCTAATGGACCAATTTTTTTTACCATATTCTCCTTTCTAGCACCAGGCGGTAAAGCTAAGTATCAAGGAGCAAACCGCCTGATGGATTTGAGTTAGTTACGTCATTATAACCTCCTCTCGTCCGAGCTATAACTACATAAGACTTAATATAAATACTATTAATAAATATTCCATAATACAATAATCGTTACCATTGTGATAACAGTTTTGTATCGACTAATACTACATTTCCGTAAATATTTCGTCTATTGATATCATTAGTATCACGAGCATCTTCTGGATGTTTCTGACTATAACTATTCCAATAATCTCGATATGCCATAGTAGCTTTATGATTTAATTGAGCATTATTTTTACTTAATGCGTTTTCGTCACAAAGCATTTCGTAGTTTTTTCCATCCCATCTAGCTTGCGATACTTCAACAGTATTGTCGTGTATAATAGCTCTAACATGTTCCCAATCAATATCTTTAGCATGATCAAAGGCGATATGAAAACCGGTCTTGAGTATTATTATATGTTTAGTGGACACTCTCTTTTACCTCCTCTCTTAATACTACCTTGAGCTTTTCGTAGACAGAAATTGGTATGTCTAACTGATATAGCTCATTGTTATCGTGTTGAAATAAAATACGCCAGCAATCTACTCTCAAACGAATAGAAAATAAGATTGGCCATTCTTGATCTCTGTCGTATTTTTTTACATCTTCAAACTCGTGCTCTTTAAAATGACGTGGCCAATTAAAAGCACGTGCCATCGCATTAGAATAAATTAACTGATCTCTAGTAATCATTAAAGTATTCACGTGCGACCGTCCATTATATCTCTTAACTCATCTAGCATATCGCCAGAATCATCGAAGTCAGATACATCTAAATCTACAGACGCAGCAACTTCTTTATCTGACATATCATGAGCAGATATTTTATCTTCTTCTTTCCAACCATCTGGTGGCGCATTATCTTTATTTACTTCTTTGATAATCTGATTTAATTTTTTCTTCGTCATACTTTCCTTTCTATTTTAAGATTAATTTTAAATTTTATAATTTTTAAAAAGTTAAGAAATACAAGAAAATTTTCAGCGATACTTACTATATAAAAGAGTTAAACCGTTGAAATAAACCGGTCCTACGTCACACTTATTTAGTGGATTATAAACTCTTTTTCTATATTTTCAGAATATCTAAGAATTTGCTCAGATGTTTCAGTTGCGTGATAATCTATAAATTCTAGCTTAGGCATTCTATCTATACAGAATTCATAAAAGCGATTGATACGAGGAAAGTAAGGTGGAGAATCAAAAGTAGTGTAGTCAATTGATTTTACCTCTTTAGAATTTTTTTCTTTGTAAAGTATTTTTACATTAAAGTTTTGACCGGGCATTGAATACATTTCTTTAATTAAATCCATTTCTATTTTTTCTTTATCAAACATATTTACCTACAGGTTTTTTTTCCGGTAAAATTATTTCGTAAGGTGTACAATCAAATTTAATATAAATTCCATGCTGATTTATTTCTTCTCTACCTATTTGTTTTATTTTTCTATATGATTCTTGATAACCTTCTAACATACAAGAATAGGAATCTTTGAAGGTAACTGGCCAAGTATGCGCCGGCATGCACACATTTTCTACTGATGAACACATTACAAGAGTTAAAATAAATTCTTTCATGTTCAAAGTATAACATTATTTAAACTTTAAAACATCTTATAATTGTATTTCTTAAAATTTTGTTATTTAGTAAAATAGAATAGTATTCTTCTGTAAGCTCTGCAACTCTTTCTTCACCATGCGGTGCGACCTTAAAGTCATTTAATGTCATAATAATATGAAAAATCTCGTGAAACAACGTGCGTCCTAAAATTCTTTTGGTCAAACCTTTTCTTATTGTTAGAAGATTATCATTATAATGATAGACAGCATAATCTTCTATGTCTTTAAATTTGACTTTGATTATCTTATTTTTGTATTTTATCTCTGTAAGTTTCATAGGGCCAATTTCTTGGCCCTATAATAACATTATCTAGATAACATTCTACTTCTAATAGAGGCGTTATTTACTTGAGTATCAAGACCTATACCACCGCCAGCTGCTTTACCATTATGATATGCGGCTCTATCTCTAATATTCATACTGCTCTTTTTAGAGACAATACGAACACCTTGCGTTTTAAGCCAATCAGTAATAGCTTTCTGCTCGTTTTTATAAACCATAGGTAGACCATCTGGATTTTCTATACCTTTATAATCTGGTACTAACTCTAACCACCTGTCTTTTATTCTTTTTGATAATCGAGTAGCACAGCCTAATTTGAAAGCTTGTTTCATTCGATTAATCTCTGATTTACTACCAGGTACTGTTTCGAACTCTTTATCTGCAAGTTTTACAACAGTATTTATAAAGTAATCGCACATTGACTTAGCTACTATGCGATTAGATTTTCTACCAACAAAAATAGCAACCTTGACATTTCGATACTTTTCATTCATTCTAGAAGAAGTATACATTTGGCAAAAATATAATTTAGCAGTTGCTGATTGTATCCAGCCACGCCAATTATCTCTTTCGACATCAAAGGATTCTTTTTCTATTGGTTCTATTACTGTGTCGTCTTTTACATCTGACATAGATAGATTATGTTCTGAAAGTAACTTTTGAGCTTTTTCTGCTGCAAGCATGGCTTCGTTCTCTGATGCGCCATTTTCTTGTGACATCTTTAAAAGCTTTTGTATACGTTTCAGAATACTTTCTTTTTCTTCTGTCATATTTCTCCTTTCTTATTATTACTTGATTATTATTACTTTATATTATTTTAAATCTTATTCGACAAGATTTTCTTTATTGTGTTCCAATCTTTCGCTATCGCTAATTGACTAAACCTTTCTCTTGTTACACCTTTAGCCAATTCTTCTCCATCGATACCTTTAAATAAAAAAATATCTCTATCTTTTTTCACTATAATGTAGACAAGACCTCCGTAGTAGGTATAAGACTTGTGCCATGCGATTTGTTCTATACTCAATTTTAGCTTCAGTTTGGTTGTTTCTCTTTTGGGGGACTGCAAATACTTTCCTTCCAACCAACCAGTTTGACCATTGGAACAGTAGTGCACATCTGGAATTCCACGTTCAATCTGTGTCTCAATCCTCTGAATAAAAAAATTATTTAATTTAGTCCGAATTACTTGCCAAATTCTCTTTTCCATCAAATTTACATACTGGTATGGCTTTCATTTTATGTAAATTCTGCTTTCTTATTTTAAGATATTTTTCATATCCTACTTCACTAGGCCTATCCATAAGATGTTCTATTTCTTTGTAAGTTAAACCTAATTGTGTAGTATCAGTTCTACCATCTGACCACAATCCATCTGTAGGTTCAGCCATTTGTATTTCTTCTAAAATATTTAAATGTTTACCCATATCCCATACTTGAGATTTGGTACAATCAGCGATAGGGGATATATCAACACCACCATCACCATATTTAGTATAAAAACCAACACCGAAGTCTTCAATTTTATTACCTGTACCTACAACTATTCCACTCGTACTTGCTGAAATTTGATAAAGAGTCATCATTCTAAGTCTTGCTTTTGAATTAGCTAAACCTAAATCAGATGTAAATCTTTTATCTATTAATGTATTTTCAAAGTTTAAAAAAGTATTTGTTAAATCAATATTTACTGAATAAGCATTTGTAAATTTGCGTGTTAGCCAATCAGCATGTTTTAAAGATAAATCATGATGCTCGGGTCTTTGAGAAATTGGCATAGATGCTACTAATGTTTTAATACCTGTTAAACCACATATAGTGCTTACAACAGAAGAATCAATACCACCAGATACACCTACTACTAAACAATTTGCAGGCGTGTCCATTGTTTCCACATAGTCTTTTATCCAATCTCTTATTATATCTATTCTTTTTCCAGTGTTCACCAGGTATCTCCTATCGGTATGTATCTTATCTCATTTTCTAATTTTAAGTACCTAAATGGATCTATTACAGTAGAACCAGACTTAAAGTAAAAATGTTTAAATGCCTCGTGTTTAGTTCCTATAAAAAATAGCTGTGGTTCAGTTTCCCAATTATTTTTTTTAGAAACTTCTTCCATATTCATAGAATCAACATAAGGATCCCACATTGTAACTTTCTCTCCTTTTTCTTCTAATATATTTTTAAGTAAAACAGATGGACTACCAACAGTCATGTTAGTTTCTGGCTTAAAACACTTACCTAATATATTTATTTTTTTTTCAAATTTTTCAGAAATAATTAAATCAGCAAGCCACTCTGTTTGTTTTTCTCTTTGTTTCATAATATTGTCATACCAATTATATGACAAATTTAATTTTCGAGCTAAATAACTTAAAGCTATATTATCACGTGGATGACAACCACCGCCGTCTCCCATACCACCTAACAAATATTTAGACGATATGATCCTGTCTGTGCATAGAGAAAGTGCTTTTGTTACATCGTCAACATTTGTATTTGGTAAATAATGACATGTTTCCATGATAGTATTAATCATTGCAATTTTAGTTGATATAAAAGTATTATATACCACTTTAATAAGTTCTGCATTTTCTAAAGTTGTTTCGTGAAATGGAGAATTGTTAATTGTTTTATAGAATTCTTTTGCTTTATTAGCTGCATCTTTATCATCTACACCAAATAAAATTATTTCAGAATTTAAAAAATCATCAATGGTTGTTCCCATTGCAATAAAAAAAGGATTATAACAAAGTTTAGTATGTTTTCCAAGTATAGGTTTTATTTCTCTACGAATTGTGCCTGGTAATACTGTTGAAATAATTACAACAATTTTATCTTCGCCATTTTTTTCTATTTCTTGAGAAAGATTCATAATTCCTTCTTTTAAATATTTATAATCAAAATCTGCTCTTTCTTCTGGAATTCTTGTTATGCCTTCATACTTTTCTGTATGAGGTGTTTGTATAGGAACAAAAATTATTTCACTTTCTTTTACAATTTCTTCAACAGGTTTAATTTGTATTTTTGATTTATCTAATAATTCTTGAGCACCTTTTTCTCTGTAGTCTAGAGTTTTAAATCTTATATTTCTTAAAGTTCTATCATTAATGTCAGTTCCTATAACTTTATGACCTTTTTCTTCTATTGCTAAAGCTACTGGTAGACCTAGTTTTCCTAATCCTAAAAATCCAATATTCATGTTTATTTAATTGTACCCCAATTATCTCCTTTCTCTATATCTACTTTGAGAGGTACACTTAAATTTACAGCATTTTTCATCAAATGTATAGCTTCGTCAACACATTTTTGTTGTAACACTTCAGCACTAAAATCTAATTCATCATGCACTGTTAATTTTAAATCTATTTCATCTAATAAACCTGCTTGCCATATTTTCAACATAGCAGATTTTGTTATATCTGCTGAAGAGCCTTGAATTAAAGCATTTAATGCAGTATGAGTATAAGCTCTTTTTAATTGTTGTTTAGGATATTTTGCATGTGCTTCTGATAATGGATATGCTTTTTCTCCCCACATATCTCTTGGTTCCCATAACTCAAATCTTCTTTTACGACCTAAAATAGTTTTTATAAACCCTCTGTTACTTGCCACATTAGATACTTGTTTAGATAATTCTTGAACAAATGGTACTTTAGTATGATATTTGTTAAATAAATCATAAGCAGTTTCTTCATCTAGCCCTAATTCGTTTGCTAATTTTTTTTTACCCATACCATAAAATAATCCTAGATTAATAGTTTTAGCTTGTTTTCTAGGAATGTTTGCCATAGTTGCTACCATTGTATGAAAGTCTGTATTTGCATCTTCGTGAAAAGCATCTTTAACATCATTAGCTGAGCTAATATTTTTAAGACTAGCATAATGCACTAACACTCGTGGTTCTTGTTGACTATAATCTGCGCAAATCCACTCTTGATCTTCTTCTGGTATAAATAGACTTCTGATCATCGGACCAAGTTCTGGATCTCTCGCAGGTACTTGTTGTAAATTAGGATATTGAGAGCTAAATCTTCCAGTAACAGTACCCATTTGATTAAAAGAACAATGTATTCGACCTTTATTAGCTTTCTCTATAATCATATTTTTAATGAAGGTATTTCTAATTTTATCTAACCTTCTTATTTGTAATATAGTTTTAGAAACGTCATCAGTTTGAGTTTCCAACCAACTCGCAGTAAAACTCGGAGTTCCCTTTGCGGTGTGGTTATACTTAATTGAATTATTATCATAAGCATTTTTTAACGAAGCATTTGCCCATACATTTACTTCACATCCTCCAAGTTTATTTAGTAAATTTTGATTATACTTTTGTTTTTTTTCAAGATCATTATATAATCTTTTTGCTCTTTCAACATCAACACGTACACCTTTACGTCTTATGTGAAATAACATAGGTATTAAACTATTTTCAAATTTAACAATTGTAGTTACTTCTTGTCTATAAATTTCTGGTATTTGTTTTAAATGTATTTCTAAAGTTAATCGAGCATCTTCTTTGGCATATTCTGCAACCTCGTTAGCATGTAATCTCCATAAATTTTCTTTAACCTTAGCACGTTTACCAAATCTATACATTACTGCTTGTTCTAATTCAACTTCATATTTTGATTTTCTGAGATATTTTTGTGCTAATGACTCCAAGGAATATTTTAATCTGTTTTCGTCTAACAAATGTTCAGTAACTAATATATCTAAAATACTATGATGTCTAGTAAGGGTTAGTCGTGAATCCAGTGAATAAAGCCACTCTACGTCATACAATGCATTAGCAAAAACCAGTACATGTCGCTTTTCTTCATTTTTATTATAAATGTATTTTAAAAATCTAATAACCTTTTCTTTGTCTAAATTACCACCACCTTGATGATTTATAGGAAAATATTCTGTATAACCTGTATCTGTTGCAATCGAAATACCAGCAACATGTCCATCTTTTCTAAAACCACCAGGTCCATTAGTTTTAAGATTAGGATCGTGTGTTTCTGTATCTATTGCTATATATTTTGCTTTGTCTATTTCTTGAACATTAAACATTAATTAATCTTTTCTAATAAATATTTTAGATTTATATAAGTATAACCTCTTTGAGATTTTTTCCATAATTCTCTAGCTTCTGTATGAACGTATTTTTCTCCATAAATAATTTGATTTGCTGAAGTATTTAAAAGAAGTTTAATACAATGTATACAAGGTTCTAAAGTTGTATAAACCCTATCAATATCGTAAACATCTTTACATTGAAGTATTGCATTTTGTTCTGCATGTATGGCTTTACATTTATCTAAATCTGTACCGCTTAAAGATTTTGATGCTTCGCATGGATCATCGATACAATGAACAAATCCACTTGGGTTTCCATTATAACCAGTTGCAATAACATGATTTCTTTTATTTACAAAAACACAACCAACTTTACGTCTTGCGCAAGTTCCTCGTTCTGAAACTAATTTAGCCATTTTTAAAAAATAAAAGTCTGCTGGAGGCCTATAATTAACCACTATGTAATATCCTCATTTTATATTCTGCTTTCTTAAAAGAAAAGTTTGATGCTCTTTTCAATGCTTTAATAAATGAGTTAGGTCTATTTTTATATCTATGTATTAGATCATTCATAGAGAAAATTCTATTTTCGTTATGTGTAGAAATTAAAACATTATCTAATTTATGAGCATCTGTTTCATATAGATGTCTACTACCTGCTTGTATTGTTAATTTACCGAGTTTACATTTTAATCCTCTTTGATTTAATAATAGGCATAAATAAAAACTTATTGCTGAAAAGTTAAAAGTATCATAAGGTGTACCTAACCATACATCGTTACTTCTCATTGTAGCAGTAGTGTGTAACCATAATTCATCACTTGCTTCTCTTAAAAAAAATTGTAAAGAAAGAGTACAAGGCACATCTAAACTTGATCTAGGATTTTCTCTCCATATATTTATAACAGCTTGTCTCGTATTTCTGTCTTTTTCTAAAGCATCTAATACATAAGGCCACTGATCTATAATTTTAGGACCATATGCTCCATAAAAAGTTATACCATTATCGCTAAATCTTTTAATAGAATTAGCAAATTTACTTACAGTTTCTACATCATTTCTACCTTCTAACATCCAAGCTGCCTCGGCCATCATAAAATCATAACTTAATTTTCTTTCTGGCAATGTAATAACAGGGTCGTCCATATCAACAGACCAGTCATCATTTAAAACTTCGTAACATTTAAGATTTCTAGGCTTGCTTATAAATTCTGGTTGTCTGTAAATTTGCCAGAGTTTTCTTTTATATTTAATATCTATATCTTTCATTTATTAATTTATCTGTAAATTCATCTAATTTATGACCATCTTTAAACATATCATATCTGATAAAATCTTTTCTTTTATTTAAAGGAGAAAGATCACAAATAAAATTATTAACTTTTACTTTTGAAAACCATACATGATAATATCCATCAATTACTTTATCTATGTCCCAATATTCTTCTGATCTTTTAGTTCTATTTATTCTATGATTTTCTTTTACTTGCGTCTTATCTTCAGGCATACACCAAACATAATTTGTGCCAGCATCTTTCAATCTATTGTATAAAAATTTTGGATCATAACTTGGACCATTACTTCTTATATAAGAATAAAATTGTTCACTAGGCCAATGTCTATCTAATAAAACCAGATAACCCTCTAATCTTTTCCTTATCGCTAATCTTGCACTCGCTGTATGCCAAAGTTTCATATTTTTATGTACTCTTAAATGCATGTAATAAGAGTTATCATATTTTTTTCGTATGTGATTTATTAATGTAGTTTTACCTACACCATCTGGTCCTTCGAATACAATTATTCCTCTAGTAAACATTTAAAAAATTCTTTCGTTCTTTCTTTAGTCCAAAACTTCTTTTTTAAAATTTCAGCTTGAGTATTAAATATATTAACTAATTCATCGCTACTACAATTTTCTATATTTTTTAAATCATGAACAAATCCTAAGATGTTAGTTTCAGAGGGATGTCCATAAATTATACAACCAGCATCTAGAGCCATCTTATATCTTACTCTCCACCAACCACTACCTTGTAATGTGTGATAATGAGGTGGACTTATTATGCCCCAAATTTTACAATATTCTGCGTAAAGTTCGTGTTCTTTTAATCTTTCTTGTTTTTCTTTTAAATTACCGTAAGTTTTAACTGGCCATTTAAATGTTTGATTTTTTAACCAATTTTGTTTACTTACTAGACTAGCACAAGCCCAATGTTTTTTTCGTTCTGAAGTTTGATTAGAAAACAAATTTACTAAATCAGGATGTTCTAAGTGTAAGTCACAATATACTGAAGGATCCCAATTGATTATTTCTTTAGCTCTCATTCCTAAAGTTTCATAATTACCTCCATCATATGCTGGTATTAATAATTTATGCGGCCATTCTTCAAAAGCAAATGTATCAACTAAATCCTCTATTTCTTTCTTATAAGCCTGAGCCTCGTCCCAATTTACTTTTCCTACAGGATTACCTGCTTTACTTAATTTTTTCCATATTCTCCAATGTCCTCTGCTAAAAGTTCCGAAACCACTTACTGAATCTTTTGTTTGCCAATCATCAATAGAAACAATTGCGTCAGGTCTTTTAATTAAAGTGTACGCCGCACCATACCAAAAACGTGCTGATAAACTATTAGGACCAAACACAAATACAAAAACTTTATCATATTGTGATACATCTTCTCCCGGGACTATTGCTTTTTGAGTTACTTCGTGTCCTAAGTCTTTTAAAACTGTCGGTAAAATTCTTGCAGAAGTAGAAATATTTAATGTACTTCTAGCTGTACCGACAGCTAATGCATTAAAACCTGTTATTAGTATCTTCACGTTGTTTTTCTCTTTCTTCGTAAATAACTTGTTCTATATCTGGTGGTGTCCAACCTTTTGGTTTTACAACATCAAAAGATGTACCACGTTTTTTTGATTTACTTTTAGCTCTAATTTTTTTCATATTAGCTTTTTGTACTTCTTCCCATGCTTTTTCAAAAGGTAAATTAAAAAGCCATGCAGTTCCTAAAGCTATATAAACTATATCAACTAAAGCATCTAATGCTGCTGCGGTATCTTTTTTAGTTATAGCTTGAGTATATTCTGCAAGTTCCTCTAATAGAAAAGATGTTCTAAAATTTACTAATTCGTTATCATCTGGTATTGAAACACTATCATTTTTTTTAAAACCATATTTTTTATGAAATGCATCAATATCTTTTATTAAAGTGTCTTTATCCATATCATCAAACATATCAACATCAGTCATTAGAGCAAACTCTCTTGTTCTGGTGCTTTTCTATAATCTACAATTTTTAATTCTTCTTTTGCTTTACTTTTATCTTTTATACTATTTTTAATTATTCTTGCTACATATTCAGCTACAGGAGGCATAACACCTCTTGCAATTTGTGAACCTATACTAGATGATGGTCCTTCCCAATTATAATCTACAGGGTAACCTGCCATATATGCTAATTCTTTATGACCGAATAATCTATCTTCGGTTGGGTGAATATAAAAGCCACCTGCTATTACTGGTATATGAGCATCTTCTTTTAATCTCCATTTCATAAATTGTGGTCTACCTTTTACACCACCACGCATACCACCTCTTACCCATGTTTCAGGTGGATTATATCTTTCCCAAGTTACTCTTAAACTTTCACCTTGATTACAATATTTTAAATAAGGTATTTCGTTTTTACCTAGTTTCATTAGATGTCCAATATCTTTACCATGTTCTTCTCTAAATGAATCTAAAACTTCTTTTGTAGTTCTTAATGGTTGAAAATTTAAACCACCTGCATTTAAATCGTATTTAGTTGCTATGAAAAAAAATCTTTTTCTGCTATGATTTAAACCAGTAAAACCACCGTCAATTAATAAATGAGTAACTTGATATCCTAAATCATTAGCTTCCTTAGTAAATTCCATGATCATCGGTCTACCACCATTCTTACTATAAACTCTAGGCACTGATTCGATTGCAATAGCTTTAGGATTTAATTCTTTTAATAAATTAAAACTATCTCTCCAACATGCAATTCTAGGATCATCTCTCCACGCACCTGCGCCTTTTTGTGCGCCACCTAAATTAGACCAGGGTGCACATGGTGGATTACAATAAACAAAATCTATTTTGTTTTTATATTTTTCTCTAGGCCAATTTTCTACACCTTCGAAAATAGGTATGTTAGGATAATTGGCTTGAAAAGTTTTTTTATACGCAGCAGGTTTACCTTCGAAATGTGCTTGAACATTAAAATGTTTACTTACTCCGATTGTAAAACCTCCTGCAAAAATATATGTTCCTAATGCTTTCATAATAATTCGTAACTATACTTTGTTTCTGGCTGCAAAATGAACAAATTTTTTTTAGCTCTTGTAATAGCAACATAAAAAACTCTATGTTCATCGTCTGGTTCTACTGATAATTTTTTCCACGTTTTATAAGAAATATCAGATATTACCACTACATTTTCGCTTTCTCCACCTTTCATTCCATGTATTGTTGATAACCTAATTCTAGCTTTATTTTTAAATATATCACCAGATTTTACCAGTGATTCGAACATTAATAAATCTGATGGATCAAGACCGTGTAAAATGTTTTGCCAATCTCCCTCTGCAATTAACCCACAATTTTCTTTTAAATAATCTAAATTAAAATCTAATTCAGTGTCTATGCCTTTTAAATTTTTGTAACCTCTTTTAACTCCAACACCAGTTCTTAAACAAGAATATAATTTTTTTAATTCGTCATAATTAATTGTAAGACCTTCTTGTAAAGACAACCATGCTCTAATTGCAATTACATATCTATTAGCTCTAAATTCATGATGACCTTTTTCGTAAAACCAACCCATTCTTCTACAATATGATTCTGCTCTACTTAATTGATATCCTGATCTTGCTAAAACTAACCAATCACCTTTAGACATATCAACATCTTCTATTGAAGTAATTTCTGTTATACTTCCTTCTTCATCTTTACAACCCCACTCTTTTATCTGTCTTAGTGATATTCTATGTGAAATAGTACATGCTAATTTATGTATTTTTTTAGGAAGCCTATAACTTATTGGTAATATTTTAATATTACCATTTATAGATAAAAATTTTTTAACATCAGCACCAGCCCATCTGTAAATCGCTTGATCATCGTCACCAGCAATATATCTAACTTTACAATGTTGACTTATCTTTTCAATTACTTTCCATTGTTTAGTTGTTAAATCTTGTGCTTCGTCTACAAAAATAATATCTAATTTTGGTATATGTTCTTCTTTTATAAATGCGTCAAGCATATCTGTAAAATCAAGAAGTTTCTTTTTTTTCTTAAAATTTTTTAAAGCCATAGAAAAAAATTCTTGTTCGTGCCAACTATGTTCGCACTCTAATTCTTTCCACACTTCTTTTAAATTTCTTTCGCTTGATCTACTGACCTCATCACAAAATAAAAGTAAATCACCTCTTTTACCACCAACAGATAAACCAGAATTATCTTCTTCAGATACACTT